AGATATCCACGTGTTTCTTGTGGTGTCTGTAGGTAATCATTAACAAGAATATTAGCAGCTAAAGACGCCGAACTACCCGTTGCCGTCCCTACGTTTGTAATGTTAGCTGATCCACTTGTGAAATCACCAAACAAAGGCGTAGAAGGAGTATAGAGTCGTGCATGGCGAAACATTAACGAACCCGTACCAGTAGTTGTGTCGATAGCCTTGACGAAGGTTTTAACACCACCATTAGGAATATAGAAGTTATTCTCACAAGTGGCGACCAACTCAGGTCCGCCGCCAGCAGCCGGATCAAACGACTTAACCGACCACACTGTACCAGTACGACTATCTATGCAGATGGAGCCGGGGCCAAAGCCTTGGTAATCTGCTGAAGTAAGCTGTGTAGCTCCTGTCCAGACAACATGTAGTTCTGTAGGATCAGCCCCGTTGGGAAATGACATTACAGCCGTTGTGCCTTTAGGGAGCAAAAGACTCGCTTCATGAGGTACTGACATATCTTCATAGGCTGCAGCACTACCAGCTCGCACCGCTCTTACAGCCAAAGGAATGCCCATTGAACGATCACCGTATTTATACGCTGGATCAGTTCGGCACTGAATTGATTGTGGAGCACCTGTATCAAGATTATGAGGATTAAAGAGAATTCGATGGTCTGCCGTCACATAATCCAAAGCTGTTACGATCAAACCACCAGAAGTAGCATTATCGAAATGAGCTTTGTACAAAGGAACAGTTACACCGACTCTTTCAATATTGCTCATGAAAGTATCTACTAAACGCACACCCTCCATATACGCTGTGAATACACTATCTGTATTGATCTTGCAATTCTGAAACGTAGTTGGAATTTGTGTATTTGTGAGCTGCGCCTCATTAATTAGAGCAACTTGTTCAGCGGCAACTGCATAAAGATGTCGTGCTTCTCGACCACGTTCGATATGAACACCAGTAAGGTTCCACTCACAACCAACGAATATCGGACCCATGTTTGCACGACCACCGCCTATGATCTGACCTAATCGGAATTGAGCTTCACAGTAACAACCCGTGAACACCATAGGCTCGCCATACGAAGCGTTGACGCGGAAGACATCTACCGATGCGCCAAACCCTGTATCGTTGATGTGACAAGCTTTAAATGAACCTGTCTGGTTACCATGTACTGTATTGGTAATTGCACAGTTACCAATACCAAAGTTACAAGCTTGTACGTTCAAGTTACGAAGCTGGTTGTTGCCTGCCGAAAGACCAAAGTTGAAGCTAGTGAAATTGCAACGGTCAAACGTCAAGAAGTCGTCCTGACTCGCGTTAACACATGGCTTAGACGCAAACAGAGTCGGCATACCTATGAAGTAACAATCTCGGAACGTACAGAATGTACCAAACCTAGCGTTACCATATGCAGTCGTAGCAGGATTAACAAGCCATGCGGGTTTATAAGGCTCACGATATGCTGTGTACTTTGCGTGGTCAGTCGTAGTAGTCCCTAGATAGCGCCATGTTGCCGTACCATCGGTAATAGCTGCGCCAGTTCCTGACGGACCGCCAGACGATGCCGAAGTACCGGGATACGTACATTGATACGTATTACCATTAGCTTCTCGTACGTCTCGTTCAACATATGCAGTACTAGCTGCCCATGCCGTAGCAACCTGCTTGGCACCATCATAAGCACCAAGAGTCACGAGAACCGCAGGATTGTATCGTCCATCCTGTGACGCACGAAGATAAGGGGCAATCCACGCTTGCTTATCGGTTGACTTGTAACCAGTCCAAAAGTTGTTAGCAGCCCCACCAGCCGATATAGCTCTAGGCGAAGACGACGGATAGCCAATAGTAGTATTGAGTAGCCATGTATCGTACGGGCCTCGGAATGAAACATTCTGCCATAGGGCATCACGATCTGAGGTGATATTCAGGATTGGATCTTCATCGGTATCGCAAATGAATGACGTACCAGCGAATGCAGAGCTACCTGCATAAGCCTGTCCAGCACCTCGGAATGTACCACCGACGTACGTATTACCGTAGCCGTGCTGTAGGCCCTGCGATAACCGATGGATGCCGGGATGAATACGACCACCACATTTAGCAATAAACACACAGTAATCGATAAAACACTGCATGTTGAACCAGACATCAGTACCTGTGTTAGCCCAAACTTGCGAGCCATCGACTGCACTTGTCGTAACACTTAGGTTGCCGTCGCCCGGCGTGCCGAACATACCAGACCATGGTTCTGGTTCTGCCAGAGTAAACCAACGATTGTTGGCCGACTTACGACGCCAGAATTTCATAAAAGCGTCGGCTGAAGCGTATGCCGTAGCACTGATAGTTCCCGCTGCAATTGATGCCGTAATCCATGCTTGCAGCACTGCTGGATAGGGTGTTTGCTCAGGGTCAAGCTTATAAAGCGCAGACGCCGTACCGGTATTAGAACCCGCTGCCAGCGTGTCAGATGTTTGAATAATGTCGGTACCGAGTGGAATAACCATACTCTCAAACTGAGACCACGGACCAATACCACGATTGGGTATGTTGTACTTAACCCAAGTTTGTGCAGTCACCCCCATGGTGACACCAGCAGTAGTCATAACCCACTGACCGATTTCAGTACCACCGGTGACAAGAACAGCAGTAAACTGAATCGCTTCCGCACTACTGTCGTAATCAGCTGACCGTGACCATGCGCCTGCCGAGACTACATAAACACCATTGTTTGCCGGGACCGCCTGCCCTGCAACAAGAACGCGGTTTCCTACAACTACGGGAACACCAGCAATCGTCTGTGTACCAGACAGCGTTATGTCAGAAGTAGATGCGGTAACACATTCCGTCAGCACGTTGGTCAGAATAGGACTTCCAGGTCCCGTTGGACCTATCGGCCCTATCGGACCTGCTGGGCCAGTCGAACCTGTTGCTCCCTGGGCACCAGATGCTCCCTGGGCCCCAGTGTTACCCCTAGGAATACCGAAATTTAGAATTGCACTCTGAGTAGTGCCAGTGTTAGTGACAGTAGCGGAAGCACCCGGACTAAGCGTAGTGGTTGTACCAATAGTAACCAACGTCGGAATGGGCGGAACCGCCGATCCTGGAACGTACGGATCGATGTCATCACCAATCTGATTACCAAGGCTGTCTAACTGCCTGACACGGTACGTGATAGTTCCATCAAGATAAATATTCGGATACTTACCGTCAGCCGCTGCAATGACGGGATTAGGAAGAGGAGTGCTCAACGAAGAGCTAGTCCAAATCGGGGCCTTAGTCAGAGTAGCAGTGTAGTAGAAATACAACTGTGCACCCGGAATAGGAACTCCAGCGGCACTGAATGCCGGAATAAAAGGACTGTAATAAATTTGGGCAGACATTTAATTAATCATCCTTCTTATGCTTCTACATATCCGGGCGGCTTGACATATTTGCCACCACTTGTTCCAGTGGATGGGATAATGACAGAACCTACAGAGTGTGTGTCGCCAGTTTGAACCGGCGGAGCGGCGGGATCGATAGTGAATTGATAAGTTACCGCCCCACCTGCACGAGTTGGGTCATTATAAAAAACTCTTACCGTGTCCCCTGAGGCTGCACCGGTAGACATTCCGATCTGACCAGTGACAGAGACGTTGGGGTTCAGCGTAGGGTCTCCGTAAACACGAGTATGAGTTTGAATAGTGATTGTACCTGTTGACGACGCTGAAATAAGTGGAGCCGTAAACGACGTGCTGTCGATGTAACTGTTGACGAGACTATTTTCCGCGGAGTTAGTGTCTGCCGCATTCTGAGCATTACCTGCAGCAGTGTTTGCAGCAGCAGCAGCCGCATTAGCGGCATCGATAGCAGTTTGAATTTCAGGAATGACCAAGATCTCGTTCAAAGTCTTTTCAATGTTGGTCATAGCTTCGTCCCAGTATCTTTCAAAAAGCTGGGGCTGCTTATTCCAATTCAAAGGAAGACGAGGAAGTCTAAACACAGTCATCTTTGTTACATTTCCTCATTCATTGAAGCGTAATCCAAACGAAATCGAGCCACTTCAGAGAAACGAAACTCAAACACCCGTCCCGGGCGCTGGATAATTCCGAGCGAGCGGAAAATAACCTGAGTTCTGTACTCACCCTTGTCCCCGAGAGAGGCCTGAACGTAGTCAGACCAAGTACCGCCCTGATCGTCAGACCAACGAAGTTCAAGCACTGGCTGAAACCCATAAACTGGCGACCAACCGACGTTAACCTTAGCGAATACGTTGTTACAAGATACGGCTTTTCCTTGATTGTCAACTGCCCCTGAAACTTCACGAACAATCGGTTTAGTTCCGTCTTGCATTCCGTCAGGGGTTAGTGTCCAAATTTGATTGGTCGTACTGTCACCAGCGTAGACATTGTAACCGTCCTGAATTCCAAGATGGGCTTGCCAGTTAAGAAGCAGGTAAGTGTCCCACTTAGCCCACGATCCATTCATTAGATCCAGAACGATAGAGAATTGGTCAGCAGTGAACACCACGAAGTCATGACGATTGTGCCGAAAAGTCCAAGCCCTCAGAGTAGTTGCAGTTTTTAAATTCTCTTCTACACTTTCGTCAGAAACCTTAGTGATTTGACCTTGGGCGATGACAACAGACCTTGTGTCCGTAACCCAGATGACAGCAGGCAGCCCTTGATAAACGATATTAATCGAAGTGTCTCGAAAGGCACAGCCATCACTGTAAACACGTCCGTTGATACGTTGAAACGGAAGGTTTGTGTCTCCAGTGGTTGACCAAACTTCAGGACCAGAAGCACCCACAAACCAAACTTCATCCGAAATAACATGAATTGAAATGATGTCGTCTGGAATACGTTCAGCATTTGCAAAGCTCAGTGGATCTGGATCGGTCTGGCCCGGATTAATCCAGTAAAACTGATCTGTGTTAAGTACGGACAGAATGAAGTAACTATTGATAGTTGCCACTGATCCTACTTTAGCGACTGCGGGAGCCCAAGGATCCACGTCGTCAGGCATTAGAACCACAGTCAGGGCAGTTCCATCAGTCGAATAAGCAGTTCCGTCTCTGACGATGATTACTCTGTCCGTCGTCCCTGCAAACTGACAGAAACCAGTTCCGGGAAGATTGTCGATCTTAGTTGCTGTGTTAGTTCCTGAGTTGTATTTGTAAAGTTCAGTACCAGACACAATCAGCCACAGACCACCGAGAGTGGAGTCCTGCCGCCAAATACCCCTGATAGGGCCAGCGCCTACAGTAGTAAGTGCAGTGAGAGCGGGGCGAGAGACACGGCTAAACCCATCCGGCGCTAGAGGGTTCGTAGTGAGATACATATTATGCAGCTTGAAGTGCTGATAATTCTCAGTTTCCGAGGCCCAATCACTAGTGCCGAGAGGGATTAGCATTGTTCTTACTTAGCTCCGTCTGAAGTCAAAAAGCGATTGCGACGAGTACCTGACAAACGAACCAGCCCTTCTTCGCTGTCCGACTGGATGGACTGACTGTAGCGAGCACGGAACAGGTTCCGCAAACGAGTGAAGTTCATCATAGCCTGCTGATCAATCGCTACACCATTACGAGGATTGAGGCGAGTCGCAAGACCAATGACAAACATGTCTTCAAATTCGATTGGAAACGGGAACAGATCATTTGGACCTAGGTCGCTGATAGCCATCCAAGAACCTTGATCTGCCCTGTAGAACCATTCCTTTTGAAGGCCGCTAGTGTTCAGCACCGCAGTCGTTGCTCCGTCGATCTTCCGACCATTACCCAGAAGGGTGAGGTTGTAAGTAGCCAGATTGGTGCTGGTGTCTACTACCGCAATACGACTACCGTCTTCAGGATCAGGGTGCAGATTAACACTAGTCGCCACAGCAATGTTTGCCATAAGGCGAGAGTTGAGGGGGACGTAGTTAGTGCCAGTGAATGTATAGTTCGGCAACTGAGTCGGAGTTACGACGTTGTTCGTGCCCAACGCAAGAGGCTGAAGCTTGTCACCCGCCTCATTACCGAACACCGACCTGACAAACCTGTTGAGAAGTCGAAGAGCTTCCGTCTGCTCGTCCAGAGTAGGAGACTGGGTAATAGGGATCAGGTTCGCTTCACGATAAGCGTCCTTGACAATTTCAAAGACAAGAGACATAGGCTGAAATCCTTAGTTGGTGACGCCCAGAGTTCCGCTGGCACCTCCTGCGAGAGTAACCGTAAAGCTGTGACCAACCCTCAAATTAATGTAAGCAACCTGTCCAGCCGCAACTGGAAAAGCATTCAGGACAACAGTACCGTCCAGTTTAGTCAGCGTGATCGTTCCGGCAGTCACTGCGAGAAAAGATCCGATAGAACTAGCCCCCGGAACTACAGTGGTAGAACTAACACCCAGAACTAGGGGGGTGTATTTTTCTTGAGTGTTCATTTTGTTAACGAGCTCCTAGAGACGAAAAAAGGGAAGGCCGACCTAATGACCAACCTTCCCTTCGTTTCAATTACGCACCGTTAATGCGAACAATCCGACGACGGTCACGAACGTTAGCCGTAAGTGCCACGTCAAAGCGGACGCGGTGATCACCAGTAGCGAACGTCGAGTCACGCCACATGCGAACACTAAGCGGGATCTTCGTCAGAGTCTTGCGCGAAGCAACACCAGTGAACGGAGTGATCAGATCAACACTGTTGACAATGATCGCCTGCTTCTGGATGATCGCACGAGGACGAATAGCCGCACCCGGAGCCGTGGTGAACGTAATCAGAGCAGCAGCGCCCGGAACAGAGTCCACGGTAGCATTTGCAGTGTTAACGTTGATGTCACCACCAGAGCCCGAACCCGGAACGATAATCGCCGGGAAGATGCGCATGGCAGCAATAACACCCGAAGCCGCAGTGTAGTTACCGATTACTCGGAACTGCTGAGGACGGGCCAACGAAGCGCCGAGACGGTTGTCCCAAGCATTAACGCTAGCGATGGTAAACACTTCGCCGTCATTGACAGTTTCCGAAGCGGTACCGACAGTGACGTTGATCGTCTGAGTGAGGTACTGACCCGGAGCCGCCGAAACCGAAACCGCCGAATAGTTGACGTTCTGGGCAGCAGCGTTCATCTTGATGTTAGCACCAGACGCCAGACGGGTGCCCGACGTAAAGGTCGGAAGCTGCTGAGTGAACAGGGTAGGAATACCCGCCACTTGGCCTTCCCAGCCATTACGATAGGCGTCTTCACCAATGCCTTCCAACGAGCCCGACTTAGCAACAACGTCCGCACCGAGCGACTGCTTGTCGCCGTAGCTCAGAACGCAGCGAAGATCAGCGTCATTAACGCCCTCTTCCTTCAGGCGCGTGTAACCCGAAGCCACGTCACCAAAGACAGCAACGTTGTTGCCCGGAGTGCCGGTGTAGTTATTCGAGGCCATGATGGCAGTACGAAGAATGTACGCATCAATCTTTTCTGCCAGATTCAACGCAGCGTTCTTGAGAGCTTCATTTTTCT